CGCATTAACTGCGGCACTCCATGCTTTTGAACCCCTAGCTTCATCTCTAAGTTTTGAAAGTTCTGATATATGGCGTTCAAATGTAACATCATATTTCTTTTGGTATTCAGTTCTAAGTTCTCCAATATATTGTACAACTAAAGGATATTTCTTTGGGCTTTGTAATTCGGAAGCTGTGATAGTTGCTCTTTCTTTTGAATAACCAGCTTCTATGGCACACTCAGTTCCAGTCTTTCTTCCTTCATTACTAACTAACTCATTAGCAAATTTCATTTGCATTTCTGTTAGTTTCTTTGGTAGTCCCATTATCTATTTTTTGTTATTTCTATTGATTGTTTCATTTTCATTAAACGAGCATAAGTGTTTTGTCTAATATTAAACCTAAGTTTATCATGTAAATTAAAAATCTTTTTGGGTTTTTTCCATTCCCTACCATTTGTTCGCTCTATTAAATTTTTATATAATTCTGGTTTTTGGTTCATTGGATTTAATTTACAAACCAACCAAGCTTCCCAATATTTTCTTCTTTGTTTATTTTTTGGAGCTCTTAATATTTTAACAACATCGAAGTCTCCAACCCATTCTTTAGGCGTATTTTCCCTAGCATGCCTTGCTCTTATAAAACTTGAACTTTCACCTATATAAACAAGCCTACCTTTTAAATATCTTAAATAAATAACAGGAAAATCTTTAACTTTTTCTTGTACAATCATTGACTCAACGTAACATTTAGTTTATAGAATGTCAATTGAGAGTTGGCTTACGAAAGGTTTAATTCATTTATCCTGGATACTGGGCTCTCACTTTATTATGATTAGTAGCAAAACATTAATGGATGTATTGTCTAGACTTATGAAAAAGTCTGATGCTGTATCTAATGCACGCATACAGGTTCAAATGCCTAACGGCGATCTCCATGACATTACAGAAATAAAATTAATGGAAAATATGGTTATTGGTCAACTTGAAACCCATAGACTTGTATTAAAAACAGAACCTCAAAGACATAAAATGTCTAAAGTAATTAACTCAAATCAGATAGTATAGATTACGCTAAATTTTAAATGAAATTAGAGTCCAAGTTTTGGCTAGAAGTTAAGAAAAATATAACAGGAATTTCTTTTACAAGGCTTGAATCTTGGGCCTCAGCTGGCGTGCCAGATCTATTGTGCTACAACAAAAACCAGAAGTTTTTTACTATTGAACTTAAAGTAAGTTCCAGTCAAGGAATGAGGTTCTCTCCTCATCAAATTAGCTTCCATATCAAGCATCCAAAGAATAGTTTCATCTTGCAAAAAGCCCTCGGTCCGTGTGCCATAAAACTTTATGAGGGATCAGAGATCATGAAACTTCATGCACGTGAGCCATGTTCCCCGGTTGCTGAATCTTGGCCCATGGTCCAGGAATATCTAGATCAAGTAAACTGATAATGTACATGTGACATAGTGTCGCACCCCTACACATAACGTGTTGCATTTTTATCACACAAAACACATGTGGGCGGGTCCCACCCGGTCCAAGGCCCACGGCTAATGAATACATGCGGGCGGGACCCACCCAGAGAAAAAAAACAACTGCTTGTGGGCTCACGGCACTTGCTCCTCTCTCCCCTGTGCCTGCGGGCTATTAGCACTTGTCGCTCTCTCCCCCGTGCCTGCGGGCTATACTTATTTATTATTTATTAAATTCTCTAGCCCCCTGAATGGGGGCTAGGTTACAACGTTTAGGAAGTCTTTTCTATTTCAAATTGAACATTTTCAAAGTCTTCTTCACAACAGAAGAAGGGGTGGTTATCCATTAAAAATGTTTTTGCGCTTTCAATGTCCTTAACTCCAGGGTGATCAATATCAAATTGATTTCCAGAATTATCGGTTATTTTTACTTTCATGCTGCATTCTCCTTTGGAAATTTATCTGCAAGGTCTAGCCTTCCAGATACAAGCAGAAGGGATTCTCCTCCGCTGCCCTGATGCGGTTCTCTCCATACATCGAAGTAGTCCCCGTCCTTCTCTCTTCTAAGTCTAGTAACTATCTTACCCTGCCAGCTCTGGGCCTCGACTCTTAAAGAGTGATGCGCTCGGGCTGTTGGTTGAGTCTTTCTTGCAGACTCTGATATCATACCGTAAAAGTGACTCATGCTGCCTCCTGTATAGTTAACTTATATGTCTCACCCATTGGCGAGTCATGGTGGAACACTCTGGCAACGTATTTGTTATAATCCATCTTATAAAGATAATAAGATAAGTGTTGTGTATTTGGTATTATCTCATCAAATACATCTTTTGTTTTTTCAAGTGTAAATGTCTTTTCACCTGATTTTCGCTGCCATCCCATTTCTTCTCCTGTTGCATGTACTTCTTTACCAACTTGAGATTCAAATTCTTCTCTAAGATTAGTTAAGAAGTCCTCCCAATGCAGGTCCATGTCTTCCGCATCATCGATTTGATTCGGGTCATAAACCGCAAATGGATTTGTGTTTTTATACTTCATGCTTTTTTCTCCTCTTTTTTAGTTTCTTTTGGTTTGTTTAGTCTAGATGGGGTCATCTCCCATACATGAAAGCCGGGTTCATTTGTTTCAACTTTCTTAAAACCTAGCTCCTCTAGTTTGTTTTTTGGTTTAGTCATTGTTTCTTTCTCCATTGTTGTTTATTGATTCAATTATATCCTACATTGTCCTATGATGTCAACATCTAATCTTGCGCCTTGGTGCCTGTTCCATGATGCAAGGCCCGTGCAACCTGAAGTTATGTCAATGCGGCATATTGTCGCAGGGCTAATAAACACATGTGGGCGGGCCCCACCCAAAGAAAAAAAAACTAATAAATACATGTGGGCGGGACCCACCCAGAGAAAAAAAAATAAAAATAATTAATTTTAGAGCTTGACAGAATAGGATATTATAGGATATAATAATCGCATAACAACAACGAAAGGAAAAAACATGAGACCAATAAGAAAACAAGAACTTGACTATTTACATAATCTTATAACTAGCAAGTTTAATGAAAAACAACAGGCAATAAGATCACAATGCGAAATTGAAGTTCAAAAACAATTAGAAAAGGACTTTGATAAGTTTGTGGCAACTTTAAAACTTGATAAACTTATTAAGGAAGCTGAAGTAGCTGAAAAGGAATATCAAGACTTTAAACAAAGTAAAGAGATGAAAGAGACTGCTCTTAGTGTTAATGCTAATAAAAAGAAACAAGCACTAAAAGAAAAGTTCAATCATTGGAACGAAATAAGACAGTGGCACTTATCAACTAGATCGGACAATGATTTAGATTGTATTATGTCCACTTTAAAATCAGCATGTAGAGTAGAACTTGAAGAGAAATATAAGAACTCTGAAAAGGGTAAGTTCTTTAAATACCTTGATAACGGAATAGAGGACGCAAAAAATACTTTATACTCTGGTTTGTCCATTGATGATGTATGGAAAAACTTAGAGAATATATTTGATAAGGCACAAATTGAAGTTCGAGTGCCAAAGTCCTTTACACAAATTGCTAAATAATTCTTTTCGTTAAAGAATAGAAAAGCCCACAGTTTCAAACCTGTGGGCTTTTTGTTTTAGATTATTCTTCTGATACGATTTCTAAATCGTCAAGTGAGTTGTCAGTGCCAGTCATGTAGTTGGCTTTGAACTCGCACTCCTGTATCGGAGTTCCTGTTCCCTGCGCCATGGCACAGGAAACAGTTTCAGTTAAATTAATATCCAGTTCCATAATTAGATACCGAATAGTTGTTGGTGAACAGTGTCGTTAGCCATGTTGTCTAACTTTTCTTTTTTATTTACTTCATCAAGTCTATTAAGACATGCATTAGTTTGTACTATAACTTGAAGTAAATAATAAGACACACCGAAACTTGAAACATTTTTCTTTTTATTGTTTCTCATTTCATCGTGTCCTTCTACTAACATTTTCTTTAATGTTAGTAGTTCTTGTTCTAGTGTTGTTTTCATATTATCCTCTTTCGTTAAATTAAAACCAGATTATCAAATCAATTACTAATGTCCATGCGACATAGTGTCGCACCCCACCTACTACTAATAGCGTTGCATGAGTGCAACACACTAATAAATACATGTGGGCGGGACCCACCCAGAGAATAAAAAAACAGGATCGATTTCGATTTAACTTTAAATCAAAGAGGGGGGGAGGGGTAAATCAAAAAAAGGGGACCCTAGACTTACCCTTTAGTGCTGGATTTACACATCCGGGTGGGGTATAAACTTTGTAAGGTACCATAATAAGATATTATGCTAGATATTAAAAAAATAAAGAATGTAAACAACATTGCTGATCCTAAAATTAGAAAGCAATTAAAATTAGATTTCTTAGCCAAGATTAAGAAGGTAAAAGATAAAGCTATTCGTTCAGATTTTTTAACATTTGTAAAATACATTTGGCCAGATTTTATAGAAGGGACCCATCACAAAACTGTAGCAGATAAATTTAACAGATTACAAAGTGGAGAATTAAAAAGATTAATTATTAACAT